ACTAATTACATTCATATATTACCCCTGTGCTGGTTGTCCTACATTCTCTAACTCGCCAACATCAAAGTCACACTCAGCAGCTTCAAGTCGGATTGGTTGATTGTCAGTACATAAGAACTCCCAAGCCCTTCGTCGGTCTGCACCAACTTGGTATATCTGAGGACGTCCATTATTTAAGTTTACTTGTCTGTAGCTTGACCATGTTTTATAATCATCGCCAGTATGTCTTATATTCATTGTAGCCGGAATCTTATCACCTACAATCTCAATGCGATGATAAAACTTACGCTTAGTAGTTCCACTATCCATGATAGGGGTTACTGTTCTGTAGTAGATTGGAGCACCATTATCATTGTAATATGTGTCAGACATTGTGTACAGCGTACCATTGTCATCATCTAACAAAAAGTATGTTTCACCAACACCAGCAAAGTAACTAGGTCGGAAATACTGTTCTGCATATATGCCGTTAACTCCGGAATCACTATCACCAACAGCATACATAGTCCACTGGTACCATTGCTTTTCATTTAGATCATACACCAGTGTTTGGTTTAAATCTGCTAATGTAAGAATGTAAAAGGTATGACCATTAATACGTAATGGATAAGCAATCACATCATCGAACGTACTATTGTTTAGAATACGATCAATGAATGGTGTTGATATCTTTGATGGTGATACACCCATGATAGAGTATACTGATGGGCCCTGTTCTTTAGCAGTACCAATCCAGACTGTTGTTTGTTCAAACGAACAGATAGAATCTCCGCTAGCACATCCTAATTCAATGTGATACGGTGTTGCAATTGCAAGTGGAGAGCCTGGATATGAACCAGCATCATAGTAGAAGTCTGTTGACCACTGACCAAAAGCTAATACATAGTTAAGATGTTTAACAATACCAACTAACCCATCTGGTTCTGCTTCTGCTGTAATAAAATTAAGAGCATTCCATACTGTAGGGTTATTAGGATCAGATGTATATATCTCACCATTAGTACCACCAATAACAGTATAGGTATCTAAATAAACAGCACCTGTAGCATAAGGACCTGCTGGGAATCCGTTTAACAACGCTGATGCAGTTGCATTAACCCCAGGACCACCATCAGTGATAGTGACCACTAACGTATCGCTAGAAGTATAACCACTGCCTGGATCAGTAATTGTAATACCAGTAACTACACCACCAGTAAACTGTACAGTTCCAGTAGCTGTTGTTCCACCACCACTAGGTGCTGAAAAGGAAACAGCAGGGGCAGTGTATCCACTACCACCTGTAATAATCGTTACAACGGTAATACCATCATCAACGACCTTAGCAAAGACGCCTGTAGCTGGATTGTATGTGTAACCATTTACTTGATTCTGTACAAACAAGTATGTGTTGTTAAGTGTGCTATTAAAATAACACTGTTGTACTATACCACCTATAGTACCAGTCATAGTACCAATAGTAGTTACAGCATAAGTTGTAGGATTAATCTTATATAGAACGTTATTCACCGCAGCAAATAACGAACCATTAAAGTTATATAATCCTTGTCCCTGTGCATTGGCAAGTGTTGCACCGGTATCTTTTATACCTGGGCGTTTAATAAACTCTCGCTTCTGTCCAACAGTCTCAAAGTAACCATTGACACACTTAGAATCCTTTGCCAAGGTACCATCACGAGTCTCTATTGGTTGTGCTAAAGGTAGTCTTGCAATTGGCATAGTATCCTATTATGGTAGGTTGTTAGAAGAAGGTCTACCCATTCTCATGTCAGGCTGGAAGAATGTAGAGTACGACTCAACATCCCATGCTTCTAGTTCTTCTTTGTAAATCTTAGCACGCAAAGCAATCTCTTGACGATGATTACCAGGCACACTGTATTCGATAGCTAGCTGATCAGCAAGGTTCCAGACAAGGACGTTCATCCATTCAGTCGGGAAGTCCGGGATAGCTTGTGCTGTCATAATGTCAGCCATCGGTTGTTGCACAATAAAGTGTAACTGTTGATTAGACTGTGTATATGAATCGGGTGTAACATACAGGTATACATTACTTGTGGTATTACGCACATCCATATATAAGGAGTTAGGTGTTCCAGTACTAAACTTTGAACCTAACATATTGTATTCTTGTTTGCTTAGCAACTGAATCTGTACATCATCCGTAGATGGTGTTACAGTTACATTACGTAACCAAGCTTGTATTACTTTAAGTGGTTTATCTGTATTTAGATCTACCGTACCGGTACTAGCTGGGCCAATAACATATTCAGTCTGTCCAGCAACAAGGGGTAATACTAACTCATTAACTTTCCATAACTTTAAACCAGATGTTGCCATCTGTTTAATAAATAGGTTAAGAGCTAGTGATGCATTAGCTATAGTAGCTGCATCAGGAGTGTCACCAAGTTCCAATACACCAAGCTTGCGTAATGCTAACTGGATAATCTGATCACGGCTTACTGTAAAGGTTGTAGACATCTAGCCTCCAAATAATAGTTTAATTGCACGGTCAAGTCCAAGGGACTGTGTTATTACAACAGCAAGCGCACCAATGGCAATATATTTAATCTGTGCTAGATTCTTTTCTATACTGGCCATGGCTTTAGATAGATCATTAGCGGACTTACGAAGCTCTTTAATATCATCTTCATGGTTGTCTGTTTTAATCTCCAGGCGTACTACACGATTTTCAAGAGCTTCTGCATTCATAATTATTTAATATTTTCTTTTAGTTACAAAACACAATGGCATCTTAAGCGGTTTCAATTTTATTAATTATTGCAGTAGAAGTATCTCGGTCAAAAACCAAAACCCCATTGCAACATAGGTTCCAATCAACACCACTAGAATCAATCTCACTAAATGATGGTACGTTTAATTTAAAGTGCTTTACTAAGTATTCTTTGTCGCCTTCAAATATACGCCAAACATGGTCAACAGTTCCACGACCTTCTTGACCACGACTTTTGTTAAACCGAATGCGGTATTTGTTCATCAAATAACCTCTACTTGTGGTTTTTCACAGCATTGATTTTGTTGTGTTTGCGCTACTGCAATATTAAAATGAATAAATCTTAATGGTTTTTTAGATTCATTTTTTGTAAAAGAATGTGGCAACCAAGAGTTGGTAAACATTAACTGACCTTCTTTTGGCACAAAATTAATCATATTACTTGCATGAGTAACATCTTCTATATTTCTTTCCGGTAAGTTTGTTATTACCTTGGCATCATTTGGATGATGAAAAATAACCCTGCTTGAATCTTTTGGAACATCCAAAAAATAAAAACCTGAAATTACTGCGCCATTCCCATGAATATGTTTTTCCATTAAAGACATTTTATGGTGTTCTTGAGTCCACATTTCAGTAAAATAAGTTGTAAATCCATCCATTGCATAACCTTGACTATCCAAAATATCCCACGCCATCTGAGCTACAAGATTAGAAAATTCTTGCATTTCCGGGTCATAATTAATTGATTCCGTCATATAGACTGGATAAATTGGATTTAAATTGCATTGCTCTTTTCTTCTATCAATAAACTTTTTTGATGTTTTTCTAGCTACATCTAAAAATTCTGGTTTTTCTGTAATAAATAATGGGCAAGAAAAAAGAGATACTGCTTCCAATTGTGGTTTAGTTTCCATTATGCTTGTGGTTTCCATTCTGTTTTAGTTGTATAACTATTCATGTAAGTAAATACTAAATACTCTTGTTGGATTTGAGCAAGCAATGCTTTTGCGGAATCAAGTCCAATAGCTTCTTCATAAAGCCCATCAGTAGGGTCTAATACAAAATATTGACCATCTGTATTTGGCTCTTGTGTATTTAAATCCACCACAGTCCATATTACCCCGTTTTCAACAATGGTCTGTAAATTAACAGTAAACAAATTAGCTTGTTGCGTTAACCATGTTTGTTGATAACTTGCTAAAAGATGATCAGCTAAAGTTTGATCACCGATAACGCATTGGTCTAATGGTGGCGCTTGTTCATGTGTTTGTTCACTAGTAGGTCTAGCATCAATAGTTTGTTGTGAATCACAAACATATTCAGATTTTGATTGGCTTGCATTAGGTATAATATAAATTAACATCAGCTAATACTCCCGTATCTTGTTCCTGTTCCTGTCCAAGTAATGTATGTACCAGCACCACAAGTGGCTTTTCCGCCACCGCCGCCGCTACCGCCACTACCACTCGAAGCCGATCCATTGCCATTAGCTCCGCTTGAACCTGCTGAACCCCAAGAACCGCCTGAACCACCAGCACCCGAAAAAACACAAGCACCGCAGCAATAGGTGTCATGTCCTCTACCACCGCTACCGCCGCCGCCAGCACTAGCATATGTTCCGCTACCACCAGCAGAAGCGCCGTTAGTAGAGCCACTACCAACGCTACCACCACTAGAATTTGCGGCATTACTACTTCTTCCGCCACCACCGCCGCCGCCAGCAGAATTTCCTGACATGAACCCACCACCGCCACCACCACCACCTCCGCCGCCACCGCCGCCAGCAATAGTTCCAGTATTATTAAATGTTACTGCGGACAATACTTTTAAAGCAATACCACCACCACTGCCGCTGCTGCCGTTGGTAGGATAGCAACTGCCTCCGCGTGCACCACCGCCGCCCATACCTGCAATAGTTCCATTATTTGTTACAGTAACGCCTCCAGGAAAACTACCTTGAATAGTCATGGCATTAGCGCCTGTGCTATTAGAAGAAATAATAACGCCACTATTAATATTTACTACTAATTTAGATGATCCATTCCATCCAGCGGAAATTGCACCAGCTCGCATACAGAAGTTTGTTTGATTAGAAGAAACTGTATAAGTATATTGGTTTGATTTTCCATAGAAATTAGTTGGCATAATAATTGTACCGCTAGGAACGCCAGCTAAAGTTCTAACAGCTGTACAATTTAAACTAATTTGAGTTGTACCATTTCCACCATTTTCAATTTCAATAGATTGACCTGCAGTAGTGCCAGCAAGGCTAATAGGTCCAGAAGAATTCATTGTCATTATGGGGTTCCATATGCTGTTACGTTTGCAAGAGCTATAAAGTTGCCAGAAGAATCCATTGAAGCAATTTGTGTTGTTCCATAATAAAAATACAATTTACCACTAACTTCTTTAATACTAAAATTTGTAGTTTGTAATAGTGGTGTACTTGTTGCCGTTGTTGCAGTAGCAGCATTACCACTTGTATTAGAAGTAATTGTACTAGGTAAAGAAACTATTGGATTACCAGTCGAGCTCGAAACGTTTACGTTTGTGCTACCTGTTAATGAGTTGACATGGGTGTTAACATATGTCTCAGTATTAACATCGTTAAGCCATGAAGATAGGATGGTTGTTACGCCATCAACAAAGGTTGTACTACTCATAATATAATCCTTATAGGTTGCCGCATAGCAGCTTTAGTTATAGTCATTAGCATTGGCAGTTGGATCAAATGCCGGAGATATAAAGCCTGCTATAGCACACCCAGCCTGACCCCAACCTGCGTAAGCGGACATACTGTTTGGAGTACATACAGGTACAAATTGATCAGACTGTTCCGGTCTTGTATATGGTGGTGCTTGGTAATCTGCTACACCCCGTACAAAGTCTTGTGGTTGTCTTGGTTCCCAATCATCTTCACAGACTAGGAAACCATCCCAGCGTTGGCGTAGTTGTGTATTTTTATACACCCTACCACAAGCCTCACAAACACACTTCCAAAGACCTCTGGTATAATTGGCTTGATAGCTCATAGGTTACACCAGATTAGAAGCGTATACAGGAAGATCACCAACTACTGAATACACATTACCATAGGATGTTGTAGCAACCATTTCAAGACGGTATGTTACTTCACTAACACCATTATAAATTCTTTGAGATACTTTTGAGCCAGTAATAGCTGGAGTACCTAAAAGAATATTAGTTGGATTAGAATCAGTTCCGTTCATAACAATGACGTTACATGTAGCAGAACTAATTGTCTCTGCAGGACCAAGGACCTGGCTGTAATCAAATGAAAACAGTTCATTCTCATCTGTGATTTTATATGTAAAGCTATTAGCCATTGTTATCGCCTTTATTAGCAAATATAGTTCGTACTTTTACAAGTACCATTGTACGCATACGTTCATAAGCATAGTAAGTCTTACTAGCTACTGCACCAAAGATTGGTATTACACCAACCATTAAAGTAACAAACATATATACTGGAGCTGCTATCATTGTTCTAAATAGCGTTAACAGTTTACGAATGCTTGGAGTTACAGTGCTAGCAACACTAAACAGTTTGGGATAAAATCGTTTAAAACTTGCTGTTGTTGTAACTGTAACTGTAAGTAGTCTACCTGCAATATATTTAGCAACCAGTGTTATATTATTAGGACTACCTGCAATAGCTATACCAGCTACAGCAATACCAGCAAGACATCCATTCTTAGTCATACTAACTATTGCTAGTAATGTTTTAAAGAATGTATTGCGTACATTTATTGTATTCCCGACTACTGTATTAACTGTTTTAAAGAAAGTACGGAATAGTAAAGCCGTTATATTAGTTATTATAGATATTGTTTTACTAATACCTCGTTTAATAGATATTGTATTACTTACAGCAATTGACATTCCAACAAGATGGAACGCTAGTGATGTTAATACAATAATCATTGTATCATGTATAGTACTAAAGATCTTAGCAATTGCTTTAGTTACTGAAATTACATTTGATACTACAACTGATAATGTTTGATGTACAATACGTTGCGTTAATAAACTTATGGTATTTAAAACAGTTACTGTTAATGTTTTAAAATATGTTGTTACTTTATTTAATGTACTTGTTACTGTAGTGTTAATAGATTTAGTAACACTAATAACTTTAACTATTGCTAAAGTAATAGCAGTAGTAATTGCTAGTATTTTATTAATAGCTCGATTTGAAATATTAGACGCAACCGTTGTTACATAACTGACAGTCTGTAAATATGTTAAAGCTACTTGACGTAATGATGATAATGGTGTTGATGAAATTGGTTCATTACCAAACATAATTAAGCTCCTGTTCTAGGATACTTTAATTCCTCTAATACTTTAATTCTTTCATGCAATTCTGCAATAGATGCAAAAGCTAAAGCACTTAATTTAGCGTAGTCTACTGCTAAACTACCATCCTCACGAGTACGTACTGCTTGTGGAAATACAGCTTTAACATCTTGGGCAATAACACCAAAGTCTTGCTTGTTAACAAAGTAGCCATCTTCGCCACCTTTAGAGGCAATATATTCCTCTGTCCAGTCAAAGTATTTACCACCAATAGAAACTACTTTATCAGTAGCTTTATCAATGATTTGAATATTTTCTTTCCACTTACGGTCTGAAGAATAAAACGCAGTTACGTTATTAGTAGCACGTATTTCACCTCCAGTTCCTGAACCTGCAGTACCAACACCTAAAGAGTTAAACTGTACGTTAGAAGTAGTAGCAACGGCCTGACCAATAGAAAATGTAACAGCGCCAGTAGAACCAGACACAGAAACACCAGTACCAGCTACTGCGGATGTAACGGCTGTTGATAATTTACTGTTAAAAGTATTCCAGTCAGTGCTAGTTAAATAACCGCTTACTGAAGTGGTTGCTGCAGCCATGCTAATAGCAGGAGTAGCACCACCGCTGGATACAACAGGAGCAGTTCCTGTTACAGAAGTAACACCTACAGACACATCACCAGAACCTAGTAAACTTGTACTATTAACAGTTTTAATGTTTGTACCGCTAACTAAAGCAGCTTGTTTTCCGTTAAATGTGTTCCAGTCTGTGCTAGTTAAATAACCATTTACAGAAGTTGTAGCAGCAGCCATAGAAATAGCTGGTGTTGCGCCACCGCTTGATACAACAGGAGCAGTACCAGTAACGCTGGTGACTGTACCTTGCGGGTTTGACGCAGTAGTAATACTTGTTACACGACCAAATGTATCAACCGTCACCACAGGGATTAAAGTGCTTGAGCCTGTTGTGCCTGCTGTAGCTATGCCACTTGCTAAATCAATTACAGGGGTTGTGCCACCTGTGCTTGTTATACGACCAGTAGTGCCGCTTACAGAAGTAACTGTAC